GTCCTGCGTGGGCGCTTCGTCTTCGCCGGCCTCGTCTTCGTCCTCGGAGCTTTCGCTCGTTGCTTCCTCGTTATCTTCGGAGGTTTCCTCGGATTGCTCCGCGGATTCCTCGCTTGTCTCGTCTTGTGAAAGATCACCGGATTCATCATCCAGTTTCGCTTCCTCGCTTTTCGCCGGTTGCCCGGTCAGCTCTTCAAGAGCCAGCGAGAGTATATCGTCCTTACCTGCAGCCGGAGCTGCTTTCCCTTCGTCCATGAGTAAACCCTCAAGAAGTGCCAGGCGGTGCGTCCGCCAGTCCGATCAAACCGATGTGCCATGAGGGCACGACTCCACTTTGATACTAATAAGTATAGCGGCTGCTGTACAAAAGTCCAGCAATATTTTCAAGTGGCGAGTGACGTGTGACGAGTGACGAGAGCCGGATGGATAGAAACGTCCACACTTCTGCACAAGTGATGACAGTTTGTGTCACAAAATGTGCGGTGATTTTGTAACTATTACCGAGCGGGTATAAATGCCCGGAAAACGGCCGGATTATACCCAAATGGGTGCGAGCGGGAACATCACTCCACAGTCACCGACTCCGCGCGGCGTTGCTCAAGGGTGTCCCACAATTCGTTGAGCGCGGAGAGCTGGCCGGCGGCATGGGCGAGATATCCCGGTTCCTTGGCGGTGGCCATGGTGCTTACGAGCAGCGAGGTGTCGGCAATGCGGTCTTGCAGCTCGGTCATCACGGCGAGGAACGCTGGCGGGGCTTGCTCGCGGGTGAAGGACAGGGCGCCCTTGGGGTCGTAGTTGTCGGTGACTTGGTAGCGGTCGATGGGGATGGTTTTGGTTTTTTGCGTGAATAGCATAATTTTTAAGCTGTTTGTGTTCGGGGTTTGCGAATGGCGAATGCAGTCGTTCGTATGGGTTAAGGCGTCATCCGCGACGCATTACGATGATTTCTAGGGCATGGATGGCATTCTGCAGGTGCGGGCCGCATTCTCGGCAGGCAGGGCCGAGGTGGGTGTCGTGGCCGTGAATGTCCTCAATACGAAGCGGCTTCGCACAGATGCCGCAGCGCGGGATGTCATTGCCGCGGCGTCCGGGGCGTAGGCGGCTGGGCGGGGCTGGCGGTGCCTGAGTCATTTGCGGAAGCCTCCAAATATCATTTCGCTTCCTTTTGGATGTCTGCCAGAGCTTTGCGAGCTATCTGCAGTCCCGTCCAATTTATGCTGTCTCTGTCCTCGGTGACTCTACGGCTGATGGATTCAGCCCAAAAAACACACATCTGCAACGCCTCCTTGTACGCATCCCTCTCCCTCCGCAAAACGCACATGGGGCGACTGCAGGAGTCCCCGCAACTGTGGATCGTGAAGGCTTGGAAGTTGTCGAGCTTGGCTTCTTTCTCTTTGCAAGAACGCTCCCGCTGATCGACGGCTTCGTTGGCGAAGTCTAAAGCGACCTGCAGTTCCTCTACCTTGCGCTGCAGGGTGTTGATCTCTTCTCTGTCGAGGCATTTGTCCGAACTGCGAAATACTTGGTCTGGTTTGTCTGCGTAGCCGTAGCTCCCGCAGGTAAACCAAATACGCGCTGTGGTTCCGTCCAGTTTTGGCGATTCTTGCGGCGAACCGCATTTTGGGCAGTTGTTCATCAGTATCTTTTTTGCAGGGTCTTGGTTGTTTGCGTGGTGATCGTCTTCTTTGAAGGTCGGGTAAAACGCCACGCAAAGCGCATCAGTAGCTGCCTCCTCCGTGGCTGCGCAGGATGTCGCCTTCGACGTTGATGGCGTCGGAGAGGCAAACGTAACGAAGTAAATCGATGAAGTCTTTGGTTGCTCCCTTTTTACCGTCAGCCGCGGTGTAAGTCTGCAGGCAGTAAATGAGGTTTTTGCAATTCTCGCTGATGTAGAGCTTCGGCTGATTGCGGGAGTCCACCGGCTTCTCGGGGTTGTATGACAGCGCGTCATTGATCATGCTGACGCCTTCATCGATGCTGTCGCCCGGTGTGGCCGTGAAGAGCATGCCGAGGTCGGCCATCTCGTCGATAAGGGTCGTTGGGGATTCTTTGCCGAGGGTGCGGGCGTTGCCGTAGCGGCTGTCCATCCATCTCTCAAAAACTTCCTCGCCGGCTTCGACGCGGAGGATTTCGTCTTTGTAGCGCTCCAAGCCAAAGCCGAAGTCCTGCTGCGCGGGTCCGGGTTTGCCGTCGAGCTTCTTGCCATCTGGCAGCGCCCACTCGCCAGCGTAGCCGACTCCTTCGATGTAGGACGTTTGGTCTGGCCATTCGCGGTAGACGACAATGCGGCCGGCAGTGTCGTGGACGGTCCAGATCATGGCCCAGTTCTTGCCGCTCGCCGGATCGACCCAGTGGTAGCGGGTGCCTTGCGGGACATCCGAGGCGCGGATGACGTGGACCTTGGGATTGAACAATGGGAACCGACCGCTGATCGCTTTGGTCGGAACGCCGTAAGCGCGGCACAGTATTTTTTCCTTGGTTTCGCTCTGCAGCTCTTTCTTCATCCGCGACCAGCCGGCCCAGGGATTGCTCTGGGTGTGAAAGTATAAAACCGGACGCCCCTTCGGATTGATCTGCTCAATGGGCACTTTGTCGTAGCCGGAGATCTCGCCTTTGTCGTTTTTGAGCGGGAGCAGCTCGGCGTCGGTATCGGTGATGGTCTTGGCGCCGCTTAGGTAGTCAGCAACAGTCGGCGACCAGCCTTGCACCGGGGTAAAGGTGACGGCCAACTTGCCGTTTCGGTCTATGAGGCGGAAGCGAAGGGTTTCGAGGACATCAAGCGGGACCAGCTCATCGCACCATGCGAAGTCAATTTCGCCGCCCTCAATCGTGCTCGGGTCTTGCGCGTAGTTGCGGAAGATGCAAATGCTTCCGCCTGACGGTGTCACGAACTTGGATTCTGTAAAACCGCCCTTAACGCTGTACGTTATATTAACGACCTGCGATTTGCGGGCATTGCGCCATTCCGGCGGCATATATTTCCAAATTCTGGGTTGCTGCAACTCAATGGAGTTGGGTGCTGTGGTTTGGAAGCACCAGACGACTGCCCCGGGCTTGCTGTAGAGCGTCTTGATGACCTCTTTCGCCGCCCATTCGGTCTTTCCGCTGCGGTTTCCGCCCATGACGAGGATCTCGCGGTGCTTTTCCAGCAGATCGGACGCGCGCTTCCACACCGGCGGGATGTAGCCATAGCGAAACGGGTCTGATGCCTCGCGGGCGATCAGCTCTTCCCTCGTTTTTAAGTATTTCCAGCCTTCTTCCGGCCCCAGTTTCTCGAGCAAGTCGAGATCGACCTGCATGACTGGGTGCGGTGTGGGCTTGAAGCGTTGTGCGTGCTCGTTCACGAAGTAGATCGGGCGCCGGCCGGTGCGTTTGCGCAACGCCAGCTTCCCCAAGCCGTTGGTTAAACCGGCGCGGCGCCCAAATTTTTGATGTCCATCGTGGGATTCTCCAACACGACGAACTGATCGCTGCGCATGTAGCGCGTCTCGCCGGTGTCCTCGAGGATCACGGCGTAGATGTTGTTGAAATAGGCTCCCTGCGACTCCACATACCACACCGAGCCAAGGCCGAGCGGGGTCTTGACGGCAACGGGGCGGGCAAACTCATGGATCATGCAAAGAATGTGCAGGCACCCCAGTCGTCTTGCTCGCTGGAGCTGGGCATCCCGGAGATGGTCCGCGCGGCCACACCACATGAACCGCGGCAAGAACCCGCTTGAGCCTGCAACTTGAAAGTCATTTTGATTGCTTGCGCTTGCGCGCGGCGAAGGCGGCGGCGAGGGCGGGCAAGTTATTGCTGGCGCGGTCGCGGCCGACTTCGTTGTAAAGCTTGATAGCCTGCTTGAGCTTGGTCTTGATCTCTGGCGTGTCGGTCGAATGACTCGTCAGGTCGTACATGTCGCGGGGCTTAGTCATAGATGGTTACCCTCCATAGCCCGATTTGCGCGATGCTGTAGCCGAGCCATATGAGGCCGTGCCAGTAGCGGTGCTGGATGAGGCCGAGGTCGATGGCAACGGCGAAGTAGATGAAGCCGACCAAGGCGATGAGGGCGCCGGAGGTCATCGGCGCGCTTTGGCGGTCTTGGCGGATGCGCGGAAGGCTTTGGCGGTGGGCGCGCCGGCGGAACCGGGCTTGCGCATGCGCTCACCGCTTCCGGCGGCAATGCGGGCTTTTTTGGCGTGTATGTTTGCGTATAGTCCTGCGGGTTTTTTCATGGCTTGTTCTTTTTGATGGCTTCTCGGAAAAGGTATTGGATCAAGTAAGCGCCGGTTTCCTCGTCGCTGCTGGTAATGTGCTTTAAGAAATCCTGCACAACGTGATACAGCTCATGGACGAGCGAGCCGGTGTCCGCGGCGTCTTCAATCCAGACGACCGCCTGGCTTCCATTGCACATGGCCCAAGCGGCGTCGGTGTCGTCGGGTTCGTTGTCAGGGTCTTTGGGGTCGAGCTGGAGCAGCGCAATGCACCGCCGGATCGCCGATAATTGCGGGGTTCCGCAATAGAACTCCACGACCAGACCAAAGGTCTGCTCTCGGACGACGAACCGGCGGGTGCGTTTCATTAGTATTCGGCGGGTTCGTATTTGTGGTAGGCCAGAAACGGCCGGCGGTAGTGCGCGGCGTCAATCCACTCTTGGGCGCGGTCAAGCGTCGAAAACCACACGACATTTGAACAACTGATACGACTAGGGACGCGCACCTCAAACTTTTGCCACCAATCGCCGTCTTCATAATTGCGGTATTCTGGCGTAAAGCGCGACTCGCCGATGTCGTTCTGGGTTTCAACAATGCGATATTCTCCCGCATAGTTCCTTGTGTTCAATCCAACGGGATACCGAAGGTTGTCCCAATCGAACGTGATGTTTGATCCCGGTGCCTCGCTCATGGTCAGGCTGCCTTTTTGAGCATCAACTGCGCGTAGTGCAGCGCGAGGCGCGCTTGGAATACCTTCCAGAACGGCTCGGCGCTGAACATCCAAGCGACCTCGAAGTCGTCCGGGGATTCTTTGCCGATGCGGACGATGCCGCGGCGCTGGACTTTCATGTCCGGCCGGTTCTCGTTCCAGAGTTGCTCGTAGCCAGCGAGCTGCACCTTGTGCGCGCCGACAATGGCTTTGGATGTCTTCCAGTCGAGGAGGACGATCTTGCCGTCGCGGTCGCGGCTGGGTGCATCGATGGTTCCGCCGAAGAGGTATTCCTCGGAGACAAGCTGCACCTCCGGCTCAATGACGGTGAGACCTTCGTCGTCCCACCAGCGACGGAAGTTCTGGTAGGCAACCTCGGCTTTCTCAACGTCCGCCGGCGAGTATTCGCTGAGGTCGGGTTCGTGGTTGTGCAAGAAGCACTCAATTTTGAAGTGGGCCAACGTCCCGATGTCGGCCGCCTTGTCGCGCACCTTGCGGTAGTCTTGGCCGTCCATGCCGAGCTTCCACGCCCAGTGGATGAGGCCGCTGCTGTCCTCGCCGATCTTGGCGATGGTGCTGGCGCCGGGAACTTCAGTGCCGTCTTTCAGCGGATACTTCTGGTGCGCTCGGGTCTTCTCGAGGCGGACGATTTTGCGTCCGTCCTCAGTGAAGCGATCCGGCTCGGCGGGCTTGGCGGCTTTCGCCGCCTTGCCCTTGGTTGCCGGTTTGCGTGTGGTGCGTTTGGCTGGCATGGGAGGTTACCAGCTAATTTCTTCGTCGTCCGTGCCGGTCTTGCGCGTGTCGGGCTTGGCCTCGGACACGTCGAAGCCGTAGGCGGTGGCGCTGCCGCCGTCGCCCCAAGTGACCAGGTCGAGGACTTGAATTGCCTTGGGTTGCAGCGTGACGCCGGCCCCAAGTGAAGCCGTGTACCAGACATACGGGAGCACGGCGACCTTGATGCGGCTGCCGCCGCCGATGTTGTCGGTGATGATTTCACCGGAGGCGTTGAAGAGCTTCGGCTGGCGCGAATACGTCTCGCCGTCCTTGCCTTTGCCCATGGCTTTGACCTTGAGCTTGAGCTGGACGAGGCCGTCGTTTTCTTCCCAAGGCGCAGCGTGCATCTTGAGCTTGTCTTTCTTCAGCTCACGCTTCTTTTCAGCAACGAACTCGGAGACGAGCGCTTCGACTTCCTTGAGGAACGGTTCGGCTTCCTCGGCGGTCAGCTCGAGGTTGACTTTGTAGACTCCCACGTCGTCGAACTTGGTGTCGGGACGGTTGAGGTGAGGATACCGGGCGATGCCGGCGGGTGTGGTTATGGTTTTATTTGGCATATTTATGCGTTGGTTGGTTGTGTTTTTGGTTGGATAGGAAAGTCGGAGTGACGCAGGAGTTCGCAGAAGTCCTCCATGGTCAGCGTGACCAGCATGCGGCAGTGGTCTTTGCGGTGGATGACGGCGCAGTGTTTGCGTCCGCAGTCGCGGTAGGCTTGCGCGATGGCGGCGTCCAGGTCGAAGCGTGCGCGGCCGTGGCGCTTGCACTCAAAGTGCCAATCCGGCAAGCAGGGCACGATCACGTCGGGCGCAGAAACTCCCCATCGTCCCTGGCTGACCTGCGCGCCCCGCTTGGCCGGAAATCCTTCGGCGGTCAATGCCTTGGCGACCTCGCGCTCGAAGCTGGCGCCTTTCTGCCGCGAGTTGATCATTCGTTGATGACCTCCATCAGTTTGTGCGGCACCGGAAACAGATCGGCCGCCTTCTCTTCGCCCCACGGCACGTCTGGCTCGTCTGTGAATCGGTCGCTGACGCTGTCAAATCGGGTATACGGCGGATGCCACATAAGCGGGATGACTCCGGTGCGGCCGGCGCGGTGCTTGGCTACGGTCCACTCGGCTTCGTGGCTGTCCTGCGGATTGCTTTCGGTCTCGTAGTAGGATTTGCGGTAGAGCAGGGTGACGATGTCGGCGTCCGCCTCGATCTGCCCGGAGTCGCGGAGGTCGGCCATCTTGGGGCGGTTGTCACCGCGCTCTTCGGCTTTGCGGTTGAGCTGGGCGGCGGCGAGCACCGGAACCTTCAGCTCCATGGCCATGCTCTTGAGGCCGCGGGAGACGAAGCCGACCTCATTCTCGCGTGACTGCGCGTTCTTCGCGGAGAGAAGCTGCAGGTAGTCAACGAGGACGACTTTCACGCCGTGCTTCTTGACGGCGCGGCGCGCACGCGCGCGGACATCCATGATGGAAAGACCGCCCTGGTCATCGATGAAGAGCGGCTGGCCGGCGAGGCGCATGTGCTCATGCTCAAGGCGGCGCATCTCGTCGTGCTCAATGTCGCCGAGCTTGAGGCGGGTGCTGTCAAAGGATGCCCGCGCGCAGATGATGCGCTGGATCAGCTCCAGCTTCAGCATTTCGAGGGAGAACAGCAGCACCGGAATGCCGCGGGCAACAAGTCGGTCAGCGATGTTGACGAGCAAGGCGCTCTTACCCATGGCAGGACGAGCGGCGACCAAAACGAACTGACCTTCGCGCAGTCCGCCGGTCCAGAGGTCGAAAGATTTGTAGCCGGTGACGATGCCGCGGGGCTTGCCGCGCTCGGCCACGCTGCGGTGCAACTCGGCGAGGGCGCCGTGCATCATCGCGCTGGCGGGCTGGATGGTGTCGGACTTACCGGCGAGGTCGATGTCGAGGACCGCAGTGCCGGCGGTGGCAAGCGCCTCGTCCGCATCCTGGGTCGTGTCCATGGCGGCGGCCTTCATCCGGTCGGCGGCGGTGATGATCTTCCGGCGGGCCGCGTAGTCGCGCAGGATGCCGAGCTGGTAGTCAATGTTGCGGGTGAGCGCTTGGCCGATCATCTCGGTGACGGCTCCGGGACCGCCCACTTTGACGAGTTCCTTGCGCGCTTCCAGCAGGCGGGTAACTTGGATGAGGTCCGGTGTGCCGCCATCGACGACAATCTCGCTGATCGCGCTGAAGACAGTCTTATGGTCGGGGCGGAAAAAGTATTCGTCGGTCAGCTCGGGCAACTCGGCGAGCAGGTCGCCGTGGTTCATCAGCGCGCCGAGGACGTAGGCTTCGGTCTTTGCGTCGTGTGGTGTGATCATATTAGGCGGCGCCTCCGTCGTTATCCTCGAGGATCATTATGACAAAGATTGTCAGAACGATGAGCAGCAGGTAGGTGAGCAGCAGCGCGTTCATTTTCCGCTTTCCTCCGGGCGAGACGCGCGCGACGGCGCTCCCAGCGGTCGCAGGCTGCGTCTACAAGGCGAAATGTTTCTTCTAACCATGGTGTGATGTGGTGTTCGGGTGGCGGTGGTGGTTGGTGTTCAGTAGCCATGACGTGGGACTGCTTTCTGTCGTGGCGTGATCTGTAGGCATATGTTGGCAAATGTTGGCATGGGAATCAAGGGTTTTTTGGGAGGATGGGCCATTTTTTTAGGTGGCCAAAATCGCGCGGCTCGCTGACGGAAGTGACCTTGCCGCAGATGCCGCAGGTGTCTTCGTGCCAGGTCGAGACGTGGCCGGCGGGCATGCCGCGGCCGTAAGCCTCGCCGCACGGGCGGCATATCCAGGCGGGATACGGGAACTGGTCGCGGACCTTGGTGAGAATGTCGGACAGCAAGTCTTCTTTGGGGAAGATCGCCTCGTAGTTGCGCCGGTAGCGGTCGCCATCGACCGGCCGTGGGCTGTCGCCTTTGCCGGCGCTCATAGTTCGTGGCCCTCCGGTGAGGCAAACTCGTCTTGCGAGAAGATCGGCTTGCCGGACCCCTCGAGGAACGGGAAGTGCCGCAGGCAGGCGGACGCGCGCCCGCGCAGCTCCTTGACCGTCTTGGGCCGCGTGCTGGGGTGCAGCAGGTCGGCTAAGAACTGGCGGGTGCGGCGAAGCGCCCAGTATTGCTCGTAGCGCAGGCTCATAGCGGCTGGGCAATCTCAAGCAGCGCCTCGTGCTTTTCGTTGGAGACTTCCTCGGACAGCGCAGCGCACCGCTCAAGGACGCGCTTGAGCCGATTGACGCGCCGAATCAGCTCACGGTTCTCGCGCTGAAGATCGGCGATTTCGGCGGTGTGGCGGCGGTCTTCGTTGCGCATAAACTCCAGCTCCGCAGAGGCGCCAAAGTTGTTGCCGAAGCCGACCTCGCCAACAACCAGGTCGGGGCACATCATCGTGCTCACGCTGCGGCCCTCCGTTGTTGTCCGATTGCCATGCGGCCGAAGAGCCATTCCGAGCGGCGGAACCCGGGGTTGTACAGTCCGCGCTTGGCAAGGAATCTGTCGCACGCCTTCTGCATGAGCATGTGGTTGATCTGCGGCAGTCCGGGCACGCCGCGCTCCACCTCGGTGATGCAGCCGTTTTTGAACTTCATTTGCGGGCCTCCTGCAGCTCGGTGGCGAGTTGGCGGACGAGGGCGCGCAAAGCCATGATGGTGGCGATGCTTTCGTCGGCGATGGCTTCGACGTATTCGACGTTGATGTTGTAGACGGTTTTCGGCGCCTTGGGGGCGCTCGCCTTTTTCTTGGTGCCTTTGGCGGTTTTCATAAATATCTACGGAGTATCAAGGATGGGGTGGGACAACGGCTGTCCCAGACCCAGAATTTGTTAGCGATTCCGCGACATCGTTGAGCAGTTCCCAGTTACCGGGTCTCCGGTGCTTGTTGGGGTCGTAGCGGACGCTGACGCGGTTGCTGATGTCGTCAAATGTCCAGAAAACGAATTGGTTGAGGTCGGGCAGGTAGGCGGCCAGAACGTCAAAGTCGTGGACTTGATAGGGGCGCGCATTGCGTCCGCCGGTGGCGCGCTTGACGGAGACGTGGTAGGCGCCGCGGTCTAGGGTGGCGGTCTTAACTTGGACGCCGATAGGGCGAACGCCGGAGCGGGTGAGCATCACGTCGGTCGTCTGGGCGTGACCGAAGGGCGTGAAGATTTCCCAGTTGCAGGCTTGGGCGCCGACAATGAAAAGCGATTCGGACAACTCTCCCTTGCGGCAGGCCGAGAGCACGGCACCGCCGGTGATCGGGGCGTGGATGCCGTTTTCGAGGGCGAAGAGGGTGCTCACGCTTTGATCCCTCCCACGCGCGCCTCGATGCGCGCATAGTAGTCATCGGCAGCCGACCGGCGGACCACCTGCGGGGTCGGCTCGGTGAGCGGCGCCTCGACCTTGGACAGCCAATTGATGAACCGGCGGCGGCTGACCGCGCCGACACCCTTGTTGCGGCACCACGTCCGACAGCGGCCGTATTCCTCGGCGATCTTGGCGTGGGCGAACTCGGGAAGCTCGGAAAGGTGGCGAAACCAAGACTGGTCGTCCAAGTCGGGGCGCAGGGTAGGGTGCGGCGCCGCTTTGCGGGGTTTGCGTTTTTTGGGGGCGGAATTAAGGGGAGCGGAAGATGAAGGGAGCGAAGGCTGCGAAGCAGCCGGAGCGACCGCACTGTCAGCGTTCCTTATGTTACTTATAGTTGGGGTCTCATCCTGACACCACTTGGGTCTCATTCTGACACTACTTGGGTCTCTTTCTGAGACCGGTCTCATCGTGAGACCCATCTCCTCGGACACACCCGGAATGATCCAAATGCTGGCCTCCGAGCCGTTGCCGGCGATCTTCCGGTGGCCCTTCTCAACCATCACCAGTTGGCCAGCCTTCTGCAGGCGGCGAAGACAACGAGCAACCGTGGCCCGAGCCAGCCGTGTCTTCTCGCACAGCTTGCCCCAGGAACCGAAGCAGTTGCCCATCTCATCGGCGAAGTCTGCCAAGGCCAAAAGGACAAGCCGGTCGGCTCCTTCCGCGGGCGACTTCGTCCAGACGTAGTTGGTGGCGGCTACGCTCATTTCCGGCGGATCAGTCGGCTCTTCTTGCACTCGTCGCTGCTCTCAAAGATCAGCCGGCCTTCCACGTCTGCCATCCCTGACCAGCGCGCCTTGATGCGGTCGTAGGGCGGATTGACCGGCTGCCAGCTCGCGGCATCCTTCACATAGCACACCACCGGCTCCGACCAGTCGGGCACCTCAACGAAGAGCATGCGCGGGTGACGGGCGCGCTGATGGCGGCAGATCACCGCGGTGACCACATCGCCCGCGCTGTAGCCGATCTGGGCGGCGGTTTCAACGGCCAGTTCTTTGGCGGTCTTTGGGGTGGACTTGAGGATGGCTTCCGGCTTGGGCGCCGGGACTGGTTCTGCGGCAGGCGAGGGGATTGGCTTGGCGGGTTCCGCGGCGGGTTGACTAATGGGTTGGCTGAGGGTTGACTTGGCGGCGGATAGGATGTGCTTGATCATAAAGTGTTTTTATAAAAAATTTCGGGAGGTCCAAGCGGTCGGGGGTATTAGAGAAAATGATAACGACAGACCCCCTCCACCCCTGCATAACTCAATCCAATAACTCTCATGTGCAGCAGCTCTACTCTGTTGTCGCATTAACGACTTGGTCGGTTTGCGGCTCATCTCTCGCTTTCCTCTGTAGAGCCAGTCTCAATCTCAATAGCAGCAGCCGGCAGTGCAGCGGCCTTTTGCGCCTCGCGTCCTTCTGAGCCGACCGGTAAATCCACCCGTTCCGCCGTCACATCGATCACCTGCTCGCTCCTCAGCCCGCGCACGAAGCTATTCCAAGAGTCAGCCGCCGGAGCCATCACATGCTCCACACGCTGCGTTGCGCCACCGGCCAGCAGTTCAGATTTCTCTGTTGCAACCGCAGACATGATAGTGAGTTCGTGACTCTTCATGTCGGGTATCCTCTCAAAGAGTTCCGCGGTCCCAACGGCGGCCAAGGTCTTCCAGTTCTTCGACGTAATTTCCCGCGCGCGTTCCAACAGCTCCGGCCTGTTTCGTATCAGCGCCATGATCGTGTGGTACGACGTGTTGAACGCGCGGCACATCTCACGGATCGACATGCCGGCCATATGCGCTGCGGCGATCTTCTCAGCCTTCGCTTCGGGCACCTCGAGGCCGGTTGAGCGGCCCACATGCACCGGAGCAATCTCTGGCTCCGGCTTGGCTGCTTTCTTTTTGGGTTTAGATGTCGTCCGCGGTCTTGCCATGGTCATGAAATCAAAGTGCCTCTGCGGGGCATTTCGTGAATTGCCCTCTCTGTAAAATTCTCCCTTAGATAGCGGGTCACATTCGCCATCACCCTCTGAGCGTCAGCCTTGCCGCCGATGACCTTGAAGATGACCAGATGCCCGCCACAAATTGCCCAGGCGCAGCGGGTCAGCTTCAGCCCGGAGCGCAGGTATTTGGACGCCGCACCGATGCGCGACTGGATGCGCCACTCATTGTGGGCGACCGGCCAAGCGCAGAGGAGAGGCGCCGTCCTCAAGCCGCCAACCTCCGCTGCAGGATGTGCTTGGCCCACCAGTCGATTCCCTTGGTCAGGTGGTAGCGGCCGCAATACTTGCACTCGTAGACAGTCATCATCGGCTGACAACGACGCGCCTCTGCCGCGGTGTGAAAGCGCCGCTTACGTCCGCACGCTCGCCACTGCTTAAAGGTCATCACCTTGAGCGCTTCCTCCAGATCCTCTCAGCCACCGCCAACATGGCAGCCGCCGGCAAACACGGCCGCTCGCCGTGATACACCTTGGCGCCGGTCTTCTCGTTGTCCCGCGCGGCAAGCCATTGGGTGACCAAGTCGATGTCGTGGGCGGTCATGGTGCTTCCTCCATCAGCTCGCCAACGAGAACTCGGAAAGCTCGCTCTGCGGTGGCCGAGACAACTCCATTGCCGAGGAGTCGCAGCTCATCGGTGCGATTGTCTGTGGAGACGTGCAGGACGGCATCGTCCATCCGATGGGCAAACCCATCAGCGTCTCGACCCAGCGAGGGTTGAGTTTGCCGCTCTGCTGCCTCTCCACCATCGGCGTCAGCTCCTTGTATTCCCGTTTCTCGTTGCCTCGGCCGCTCTTGTGGTCGCGGGCTGTTGGCGTGCCCCACTGCGCCATCTGATTCGGCAACGTATCCAATGGATTGCCCTTGCGCGCATTCGCCGCCGCTCCACGCTGTCCTTGCGTGTCTCGCGCTGCTGGCGTTGCCCACGACAACCCTTGGCGGCTCCCATGCAAACTGCTGCTCGCCAGGGCGAGCGGGCCATGCACCGCAACTACCAGTGGAGGCGTATTCCTCTCCATCTGAGAAGCGCAAGGCGTGTTGTAGCTGTCTTGCGTTGTGACAGTGGGCCAAGATGAAGATGCGCTTTCTTTGATGCGTCGCGCCAACTTCACTCGCGCTGAATACGCACCACGTCGTTCGGTAACCCATTCCTGCCAAGTCTTGCAGCACGTCGGGAAGCCCAAGGCTGATATGTCCCTCGACGTTTTCAAAGAAACAGACACTTGGTCGCATTGCAGCAATTCCGGCTGCGATAAACGGCCAGAGGTGTCGTGGGTCTTCAGCGCCGAGGCGCTTGCCGGCGGCACTGAATGGCTGGCACGGGTAGCCGCCGCTGAGGATGTCCACGCGGCCGTGAAACTCGGCCCATGGGAAGGTTTTAAGATCCGTCCAGATAGGAGCTGGGTCCAAGAGTCCCGCTTCCATTTTAGAGACCAAGTTCGCGCAGGCGAAGGCTTCGATCTCACTAAAAGCGATTGTGCGCAGGCTTGGGATTGCTCGTTTAAGTCCGAGATCAATGCCTCCGTATCCGGCACAAAGGGAGACGTGTGTAATTGGCGAGGTAGTATCCACATCGGTCTCTCCGTTAGCAGTTGCCCCAGTGGTGTCCGCAGCAGCGGTCGGCCTCGTATTCCGCGCGCTTATCGGCAGCCCACTCGGCTTCTTCCTGCGGGGTGCGCTCGCGGCGTGGCAACTCCGGCAGTTCCATCCAGTGCGTGATGCGCGTCTCAAAGGGATCGAACGTCTGCGCGTCCACCCAATCGACATCCTCGAAGTAGGCGACAAAGCATTGCCGCCCATCGGTGACCAAGACGTGCCGGTCGTTCTGCGGGATGCGCTCCTCGCCGAAGATCCAGGCGCTCATTCTTCGCCCTCCTCATCGCTGTAAGGATCAAACGGCACGCCGTAAGCCTTGCTGCAGTCATCCGCGTCACGCTCCTCAATGTCGGCCTCGCGGCCCTCATCGCAGCAGCGGTCGTCCGGGTCTCCGAGTTCGTAGCTCATCGTTGCACCCTCCTCGCTTGACGCTGCGCCTTGCGCGCACGCACCCGCTTGGCCTTGCGGCGCCCGCAGAAGGCGGTGTCTTTGGTGCCGGAGTCTTTGCGGGTCGCCGGCCGGTTGAGCAGCATGGACTTGGTGAGCTTCCTCATTTCCAGCTCCTCTCGTCCCAATTCTTCCGCAGCTTCACATAGGTGATCAGCGCCGTGTGCAGCTCGTCAGACGCCGCGGCCATTGCCTTGGGCGAGGTCGTGACGTGAACCAAGTCGGGCATCGCCGCGGCGAGCACCTCGCACATCTGGCGCGCCTCGTTGCGCTCCTTGATGAGCTTGAGCATCGGCGATTCGAGCTGGGGCAATGCCTCCGCAATGCTCGCGGCAATGACGCCAGCGACTTCCACTGAGCCGAGGCATTCAGCGTCACCGCATTCGCAGCGAGCCGCCTCGTCGTAGGGCTGGTCTATGCGGAGGTCGATCATCGTGCGCCTCCGATCTTGTTAATGAATTGCAGCGCGGCGAACGTGCCGATTGTCAGAACGGCCACAGTCGTGAAGACCGGGTCGGTGAGATAGCTCAAGACTTCGAGCAGGGTTGGTGTGGTGTGGTGTGTCATAGAGAGTCTGATCGCGTCTGTTGGCATCTGTGTGCATCGACGACATTGAAAGTCCGCGCCTTGATGAAGTTATCGATGGCGCACCGCGAGATGCGTGTGCCTTCGCGCGGGCCGATGCTGAACGCCGGCAGCTCGCCAGCCTTGATCCATCCGCGGACGCGACGCTCGCCGACCTGCAGCGCTCTTGCAGTCTGCTTCACGGTGAGGGCGAGGTGGGCGTGCATTTCGCGTAAGATGCCTACAAGTGCCCACAGGTGCAAGCATTATTTTTTGCCCATCTCTGGGCAGTCTGGGGCATTGACCCCAGTTGACATTTGTTGGCGTCTGTTGGAAGCTGTTGGCGTGAACACCACCACAAAACGAAACCGACTTGTAGGCTCACGCAGGTCAGTCTTCGCCAACATCAGCAACGACACGCACGTTAGGCTGCAGCGCCGCGCTCCGGCCTCGCACCTCAGCGCAGCGAAATACGCCGGCGTTGCCCTTGAGTTCTACATGGACCTCGAGGACGCCTTCGGCGGTCCGATGACCGAGCAGTTCCGGGCCATGATCCTGCGCAACGTCGGCGGGATGGCGGCCAAGCTGGAAAAAGCCCTCCAGTAAGTCGCTGATTTACAGAGAAAAATAACTATTTTACAGAATCTTCAAAATATTGCTTGCAGATGCCAACAGATGCCATATAGTGCTGACAGATGCCAACAGCATCTACACACCACATGACAACACACACCGCAGCACAGCGCCGGCTCCAGCCGGCATCCACTCGCCGCGCAATCGCCATTGCGAACGCCCGCCGCGAGGCAGCCGAGTCCGCCCGCCTTGAGCGCGAAACACGCAACAACATCCGCGAAACACGCATCTACCGCGGCGAAGTCGAGGACACTTGCGTTGACAACTGGCACGGCACTGACTGGGGGTTTTGACATGAAATACGAATACGCCACACACGTTTTCACGCACAAAGGCAATGTTTGGCACGTCCGGCTTTATCCTGACGGAAGGGCATATGTTAACGAGCAACTGGCATGCGAGTTTGTGTCTCCCAACACAACCAAAACACGCGCCTTGGTTGCCCTAAAACACTATTTGCGCAAACTCACCGCCTAACATGAACATCCACGCTATCGCCCAGTCTGCCGCCGCATTCAACGAGCAGCACGACTACGATGTCAGCGCCGCGCTCAAGCTCACCGAGCTAATCATCACGCACGCCCATATGGTGCAGCTTGCGCGCAAAGAAGCCGCCGACCCGCAGCTTTCGCTACCCTTGGAGGTCGCCCAGTGAGACCGCTCGCCATCCTTGCCGTGCTCCTCACCGGCTGCGCCACCGATCCGGTGCCAGACCGCTACCGCACCGCCGAGCCGGTCGTCACCGTGCAGATCGCCACGCTGCCTCCGGGCGCCTTGGTCTACCTCAACGCCGAATACATGGGCACATCGCCGGTCACGGTCAAGCTGGTCGCCGATCAGTTCGGCAAATGGAAGCAAGACTCCATCATCCGCGCCGTTGTCCCGCATGACTCCGTTGCCTTCGAGGAGATGGTCTACCCAAGCGGCTACCGAGTGCCGTCCCGCGTCCTACTGCGCGTCCCTGGGTATACGCACTGGTATTCCGCCACCCAGCCCAAGCCACCGCAACCGCTTGCCGTTAACCCTTGAAACTTTCACCCAACCAAAACACAAACACACCACATGAAATCCAAAACAGCACAGCAGCGCTTTGATGACATCGAGGCCATCATCGCCAAGATTACGCCACAGCGCACCGCCTTAATCGCGCTTTCTAAACAACTCGCAGCAGCGTCCAACCTGACGCACGAAAAAGTCCTCAACGCAGTCTTCAGCCGCAACTTCACGGCCAGCCACATGAAGGACTGGTGGGGTGAGCGCCGCGAGGGCATCTTGCGCCGCTTCCAAGAAGAAGACGCCTACAACGCCGTGGCCGCCAAGCTGACCGCAGAGGAGCGCAAGCTGCTTGGAATCCGCGAGCCTGTCAGCCGCCGCCCAAAGAAAAAACCAGCGCGCAGCAAGTCCGAAGAAAACAGCAACACGGGGTGGAGCTTCAAATGATCCGCCACGACTACCTACTCACCGGCACCTTCCCATGGTCCGGCCTACGCCTCGCCGGCCGCCGCTTCGACTCACCGGAACTGCTCGCCATGATGAAGCGGCAGTGCCTGAGCGACAACTGCGTGCGGCATGCGTGCGCGGACCTTGATGTCCTGCCATTCGCCGAGGAAGTTGCGGCGATTGAAGAGCACATTCTCCGCAGGGAAGCGGCGTATTGCTGAACGCAAAACGGCCGCAAGCATCTCTGCCTGCGGCCGCTGAGACTACGCCGGCTTCAAACCTAGCCACGCGAGCAGGACCGTGATCCAGCTCGAGTTGCTCTGCCCGCCGACAAATCCCACTGCTCCGTAAGGGCCGTAAACAATGCCCATGGGTGATGTGTCGTAACGCATCGCGCCACCTCCTTTCCGCCTTCTATTATACCAGAAAGAGCGGAAAAGTTGTAGTTACGTTATTGGCACATCCCAGACGGACGCAACGTCCACCTCGCGGTCGTAAACGGCGTAAAATCTGGCCGTTGTCTGCGGGCTTGCGTGGCCGAGCATGTGCTGCACTACGCTGATCTTTCCGGTGGCGTTGAGCATGTCGGAGCCGGCCTGGCGGCGCAGTTCGTAGGCGGCCGAGCGCCGATCCGGCAGAAACTCGCGGACCCAGAGGTTGAAGTTGCGCTCCATGAATTTCATCCGGGTGCCAGCAGTGCGCCCGGTCACCATAAAATCCTCCGCAGCCATCAGTTCCGGCACCATCCACGTCGGCAGCGCCATGACCCGTCCGCGCTTGTGGCCGGTCTTTAGCGTCAGCTCCTCGCTGGGCCGCTCAACGAGCACCATAACATGTCGGTCGCCGCGGTCTTCGATCCAGCCCTTGCGGCAGTAGGCAACCTCCTTGGGTGTCATGCCGAGGTAGCGAGTTAGTAAATACGCGCGCCGGGTGGCGCCGCCGATAGCCTTGCTGCTGGCGTCCATCTTTTCCAGCGTTTCCGGCGCGATGCGGATAAAGGTCGAGACCGGCGCCTTCATGCCCTTGGTCGCCGCGGCGAACTTGGCGATGGAATCCGGCAGCTCAAAGCCCTCCCAGTCCAGCGGGTGGGCGAAGATGGCGCGGGCCGAGGCGAGGTTGGTGCGCACGCTGTAGGCGCTGCCTTGGAACTTGGCCTTGTATTTGGCGACAAGCGAGGGCGAGATCACCGAAAGCGGCTTGGCTCGCACGGCGTCATTGTCGCCGCCGAGCGCGGTGCGCAGGACGATGAGGAGGCAGTTGACATTGGCATGGCGGCTGGCGATTTTGCTGACCTGCAAGTAATGATCGATAGCCCTGCCAACCGGGAGCGCCGTGGCGCGCATGGCGTGGTCCTTGAGGGCAGCCACGCCCTTGGTCGCTATGTCATCGAGGATCGCCTTGGCCTTCACCTTGGCCAGCTCGAGACTCTCAGTGCCGAGCGAGACGCGCTGCCGCTTGCGGATGCCTGGGTGATAGAACTTGAGTTGCCAGCGCGGCGAGGCCGTTGTGGTGTAAAGACGGCCGGAGATGCCGCTGCTTTTGATGGCGTGCATGCCGTGCTTTCGCATGAGTTTGGCAGCGCGTCAAATAGTTTGGCAAAATTGAGGCCGAAAGTTTGGCAGAAAGATGGGTATTTGTTGGACGTTGTTGGACGCTGTCAGCACCGTCCGTCAGAAGAATTTGATATCTCGCCGGCATAGCACAGCGGTAGTGCACCTGATTTGTAAAGAGCTGCCCAGCCCTGTAAACATGCGGGTCTTTGGGCACTTTGGCCGATAGTTTGGCATTGACAAACGCCTCTCAATGTGTCATAATATTGGCGGACAATGGGGGAAGGACCAAAGTGGAAGAAGGGAGATGTCCATGCGCAAAGCGGCTACATCTTCCAAGGCTATCGCAGGTATCGCCGGCCAGACGGCACCTACAGGATTGCAGAGCGCTGGGTCAGCCCTGCCTGCCAGGCCAAGAACAACAAAGAAGCGATCCGAGCGGCCAATGCCGCTTATTACCAAGCCAACAAAGAGCGCATCCTGCGCAACACGGCGCAGTGGAAGAAGAAAAACCCGGCCAAGTTCGCCGACCACCGCCGCAAATATCTCCGCAACAGCCCCAAGGCGCGCATCGCCAACAACTCCCGAGACCGCATCCGACGCATGATTGGCAGCCAAGGCAAGGGGCGCGGCCGGTCAAACAAGCTAATCGGCTGCGATGCCGACACTCTCTGCCTCATCCTTGAGGCGCAGTTCCTTCCCGGCATGACGTGGGAGAACTACGGCACCGTGTGGCAGGTTGACCATGTAATTCCCCTCGCCACCTACGATCTCACCGACCCAGCCCAACAGCGCGAAGCCTTCCACTACACCAACCTCCAGCCGCTCTGGGCGTCCGCCAACATGGCCAAGGGCGACACGGTGGAGGGCGAGGACATCGTGCTGGGGATGCTGGCGGCTTAAGCAAAAAAGAAAGGGCCAGCCGGAGCTGACCCTTAGTCTCTTTCTGGACGTGCCAGATGAGCTATTGTTCCTCTTGGCTTAACGCTGCGCCAGCCGCCAAGACCGCCGGAGTGAAGTAAGCAAGGCTAGACGGCGACAGGCCAGACTTCCGCTTCCATTCTTGGCCAGCCTTCACGTTGCGCGCGTAGCCAGCCTGCTTGTTGGCTGCATAGGCGGCTCCGAGCTGGCGGTCGTTCAACGCCGGCAGTCTTTCAAGACCGGGAAACATCGCCTCATGCGGCTCTACGCGCCCGCGGATGCGGTCCCACAGCGTCCACTGCGAAGGGAAGATTTCAATGCCGATCTTCTTGGCCTGCTGCGCGTTGATCTCAAGGGCTGACCGATAGGCGTCAGACATTACTTGGAAGTCCTTCGGCGCTTCCACCCACTCAACTCCTTGGAGGGATTCTGGTAGATTCGGATTAATGGCTCCACCCTTGACCGTATACTTGGCCTTGCGGCTCCCCATCGCTGCAAACACAGCCTCGTTGACGAAGTTCTTGATTCGGTCAGCGCCGAAAACCTCAGCCTGTCCAAGCACGTCATCAAGCGTGTCGGCCTTGAGAGACAGCGGGTCAGGTAGATTTTCCATTGCTTCAGTCTTGGCCTCAATAGCCTTGGCTTTTGCCGCTTCAGTTTTGGCTCGCTGGATCTTGGCGTCTTCTTTCTTGGCCGTCTTCTTCGACTTCTCAACCAGGTCATTAAAGCGCTTCACGACAATGCCCTCAAAACGTCCGCGCACATCTGGGTTTTTGATCAGCTCTTCGCTAAAGGCTCGAGCCATGTGGCGATCCATCGCCGAGATGCCAGCCATGAGGGGATCTTGCCAGACGCCACCGAATGATGCCGTCTTGGTCCCGAGGCCGGACACCTGCGTAGTCAGCTTGTCTACAAAGTTTGCCCAAGACTCGTTGGGCTTCTTGATGAAGAAGTCCGGCTTTTTAACAAACAGCTTGGCCGCCATCACGATGTTGGACAAATCAACTGAGATGCCGATGCCTAGCCCGCCGCTTTTGGCAGATGTGAATCCAAGCTCTTTTTTGAGGCGCTGGTTGACCGACTTGCGCTGTTCCTTGGTCGGGTTGTCGGGCAGCAAGCCAGCAAACTTTTTGATCTCATCCATCGAGCCAAAGCGCATGCGCGCTTGGCCAAACTCGTTGGGCAGCAGCGGGGAGTTGGGTGAAAGCATTCCGAAGAGAATGCCGTTGAATTTCTGCACATCATTGCCGCGCTCTGGCGTCATAGTGCGCGCCAGCTTGGCGGTCAGCTTGCCGTGCAACTCCAGAGGGAGCGCGCCAACGTCTACCGGGTTGGCTTTGAGCCAGAGCAGGTCGTAGTAGGTAAACTTCCCCTCGATCCCTCCAGGTATGTCCGCCAAAGTCCGTCCCACGCTGTCGGTGATTGTGGTGACTTTAGAGAGAGGGCCAAGGTTTCGGACACCGAAGTCTTTACCAAACCCCGCAAAGTCTTGCGGAGACCAGTCTTTTGGCTCTTTGCCGCTGTATGTGACCGTGCCGTCATTGCTGATGTCTGTCTTGCCTCTACTTTGCATGTCTCGGCGGGGAAGTCCATCGGAAACATCCGGCATCGCCTGCCCACGCGGGGCGGCTG